AGATAAACTACTTATATTATGTGAGTCTAAAATTGCTGGTGTTCCTGTGCCATTAGCTGAACACCATGCTTTAGCGGTAAACTGTGAAAGTCCTCTTCCATCTGGAGTAATTATAAGATGGTCTGTTGGAGAAGCCGCACCATCTGCTGTAGTACCAAACTTTAATTCTGTTGGCATATCATTTTCACCCGGTGTTCCATCTACTCTTGCAATTATATGAGCACCATAAGTTTGTCTGTCATTACCATCTGCTCCACCAAATATAATATTACCTAAGTAATCGTTATCTTGAACAATAGTTGTTGCGGCAACAGCAGTGCCTCTTGTTTTACACATTATAAGTGAAGGTGCTCCATTATTATTAGAGTTTTGTGTAAGACTTACTGAATTTTTATTATCACCTGTTCCTTCTATTTGAATATGAGGTTCATAACCTGCGGCATGAACAGATTTTGCCGCTATACCAGAATATATTTTATCTTCACCTGCATCAACATAAAATAAGTTAGCTTCTCCATTACCTTCTATTCTAAAGTCTACATCAGCAGACCCTTCATTAAACACTGCCCCACCAGAATAATCTGGAGAACTTATTGAACTTCCTGCCGCCGCAGTAAAAGTATTAGCTGTAAAACTAAAGTCATCTGCTCCCGCAATCTTAATATCTATCTGATCATCTGTATCTGCTGTAATACTTGTGTCAGCATCAGCATCTAAAATTAATTCATCACCGTTTATATCACGGTTCATTGGTGCACCTACTGCACCAGATATTTCTGTTATAAATATTGATGCACCACTTGCAGGAGCAGTCGTAAATGTAATCTGTGTTCCACCTGTAGCTATTGTATAATCTGTTACGGGTTTTTGAATAACACCGTCATGTGAGACTAAAAGCTGTGCAGGGGATCCTACTTGTGTACCTAAATTAAAAGTTACATTAGAGCCATTATAAGTGTTTCCACTTGTATCAAGTACACTAAATGTACCCCCTTTAATTCCTTGTCCTACATATGCCATGTGTTACTCCTATTCGCCTCTGCCTGATGCATCGTCTCTTTGTTTACGAGTTTTGTAATCACTTCTTGCTGTGACTAAAGCAATAAAATCTGCTTTAACGCTTGGAATGGGGTCAGTAAAAGATGAATCATCCATTAATTTTTGTGTCCATTCTTGTCTAAATCTTTTCCAACAATTATTTACTTTTCCATCTACTGCGTCTTGTATCCAAGCATCAATACCTTTGTTATCAGTATCATTGTAAATTGAATCAGAAAATAATTTTTGGTCATCGTCTGTTAGTGTTATTGTTTTTGTATGATTAGCCATTTAAACCTCCTTTAAAGTTAATTGTTTCATTATTAGCAAACCAAATATCCCATAAAAAATGTTTCTTCCACTTCATCTTCTATTTCGTATCCACTATCTTCGTACACTTGTACCTTACAAGTATCACTTGCATCCATATCTAATAAACCTGTCACTTCAAAACTCATTCTATCCATAGTTCCATCAAGATAATCACTTAAATCTACTTGAGTATTATGTATTGTTCTATTTGAAGCAACTAATCTTATACTATATATACCTGTTCCCCCTCCTACTTGGTCAGTTCTAATTCTGGTATGAAACCAATAACGCCCCGTAACGGGTGCTGTAAAAGTAGAATTTGTAGTATTGTAATCTGCATTATTATCAAAAACTTCATTTTCAAAAACTATAGTTACCGCAGTGCTTGCACTAGGTGTTTGACCCGAAGCTGACTTATTTGCCATAAAAGCAGGTTGTAGTGGTTTAGTTACATGACCTGCCTCATCAATAACTATATGTGAAGTAGTGCCTAAAGTGCTACCTAAACCTATTACTAAATCATCAGCAGAATCATCAAGACCAATATGATAATCTTGTGCATTACCATCAAATACAACTTTTGTATCTTCTGCTCCTGCATCACCTATTGTTAATGTAGGTGTGGTTCCAGTTACTGTCATACTGTCTATTGGTTCTACTAATCCTACTTTACTTAGTGCCATGTTTTACTCCTTAACTCGTTGGTTGTGTCCATACAGAATTTTTTAAACTACCGTCTGCATTACGTTCTAGTAGTGTATCATACTGTGATTCACTTGTGTTATTTTGCGGCAAGTCTCTTAATGTTTGTCTCCAAGTCTTAATATAACTTGGCATAGTATAATCACTATTAGCCATATAATCTGTATTTTTTAATTTTACTAAACGGAGAGATTTTATTTGTTCTAATTTTCTATCTTTAGCACCATCAGACCATGCTTTTTCTTCAGCATCCCTTGCTGCTTCTTCTTCTGCTGTAAATTGAACTCTTACATTTCCATTCGTTGCGTGATATCTTACCATATCATATCTCCTTATGAATTAACCATTCCATATACTCTAATATCAAACTCATCAATATTACCACTACTAGTATAAAAAGTAACACCAAGAGCAGTATGAGCAGTATTATATTTCATGTGTTGTACATTCCTATCTAAATCATTGGAACTTGTATAACCAATGGTGTCCATTAAAGCATTTGTCCTATAATCAGCAACTGCGGGGCTAAAAATAAACATTCTAGTTGATGCCACATTACTAATATCGTTATTATTACCAGATGTTAATTGTACATGGTCTGCTCCATCATTACCCCCTGTTGCAGAAGCGTAACCACCACTATCCATGCGTGTTTGAAAAGTAGCATATTTATAACTACTGGCAGTTAAAGCATTAGAACCATCATGTAGTCTAAAACGAAGAGTTGAGCCATCTGTAGATGGTATCATACTTCCTGTAAGTAAATAATTTTGATAAGTTGAACTAAAACAATTTGTAATAGTTATTGCCGATGCCGCAGTTGAACTTACCGAACTTCCTGTTAAAACTAATCCCGCACCATCTTTTAAATATGAATAATCTACTCTTTTCAATGTGCCGGCATCCGAAAGCAAAAGCTCGTCTGTGTCTGCGGGCGTGGCCCCTAATGCAGTAGTGCCTGTTATAACATCTACATCAAATCCACCTGCTTTTATTTTTGTTTGTGCCATTTATTTACTCCTATAACCCCTTATCAGCTTTACATTTCGCTTCCCAAGCAGTTTTAACTGAATCTGTCCAAGCTGTATTACAAATACCTTGTATTTCAGAACTTTCTCCAGAAATATCTGTTGCTACATATGAAGAACCGGATATATAACCCGGATGTAAAACTCTTCTATGTCTAGTTCTAGATAACTCTGTGCCGTCTTCTTTGACAATAGTATCTTCTGCAATTTGAACAGCTTTATACTCTCCAAAAACATTAATACTTTCAGTTATTTGTTCTTTTGTTAATGCCATATTTACCTCCTTTAACTATCTGTAATAAATTGACCATTAATATAAAATTGGTCTCCACTAAATTCATTATTATTATGGTTTGTATTTCCACTAGTATCCGATGAAAAAAAATGAGTACCATTTTTTGACCCTAATAAAAAGAAACCATCACCTTCTTGCAGTTCAGCACCGCCAGTAGTATAGGTTACATAAGCACCCCCACGGCCAGATTCTGAATTCTCAATTGTAAAAGGCAATCCACTTATTTCAACATTATTTGTATCTGATGTAGATGGTAATGTTACATAACCTTGAACGTGAACAAGTCTACCGATTTTTGTGTATTTACCTTCACTAGCTGCTGGTGTTAGATTAGGACAATTAGGAGTCCATGCTCCTTCTTCATAATCATCTAAAGTATTTGCATTTGTGCTAACTACATTAGTTCCGGGAAAAACAATGTTAGCATTTGCTCCTAAAGTTAAATCCCCACCAGCAGACATATCTAATGTTAATGCTGTAATAGCACTTCCACCATCATCACCTTTAAATACAATATCTTTATCTTGTACAGCATGTGTGACAACTAAGTCACTTGATGAGTTAGTTATATTTGCCACATCTGTTCCAGCAATTTTAATATCTATTTGGTCATCAGTGTCTGCCGCTATTGTTGTATCAGCGTCTGCGTCAAGTATAAGTTCAGCAGCACCATTTAAATCTAATGTTGAGCCAACAGCAGGGTCTATTGTCCCTACAGCTTTTGCTTGATGAACAACATAAATATTATTTGTACCAGAAGGAGGGGCTCCGGTAAATGTTAAGGTTGTTCCACTTATATTATAAGCTGAGTTAGGATCTTGTCTTACGTTTCCTACAAAAACTTCAATATCAAGTGTGCTGTTTGGTGCAGAATCTAATGTAAATGCAGTTGTACTTGCATCGCCACTAAATCTTTTACCAGCTAATGATTGAAATGCATTAGTTGTATCTAAGGGTGTCCCTACATATGCCATTCTACGTTATCTCCATTATTGACAAAGCAATATCAGCCGCACCAGTCGCTGTTAATGTCAGCGAATCTGTTGTTTCCATTACAACTTTGTTACCCGAAAGCAACTCCAACGATCCGCCAACAGGAATCGGCGCCGTAGTAACAAGTTCAACCGTTTGGTTGGCTTCGTTATTAGCACCTGCTCTGCTAGAGGTATCTGAAGTTAATGTAACTGTTGCAGTAATTTGACCAGTAGTTGTATTACCTACCATCATTCCAAGAACTACTGTAGTTGTAGAACCTGCAACGGTATAGATAACATCAGCACTAGTTACTCCTGCTTTAGTTACAACTTTAAAAGTATTAGCCATTTATCCTCCTATTATAATATCATCCGAGCGCAATTGCAAGGGCAGTGGGGTCTTCACTTGAAAATCCTGCACTTGTTAAATACGTTTTTACATCAGATAGTGCTACTTGCACCATTGTTCCATTATCGTTTGTTACTAATCTATCTGCATCTGCTAAAGTCGTTGATGTTGCAGATGTGTTACCATCTACAATATTTAATTCAGCAGCAGTAGATGCCACGTTAGTTCCACCAATGTCTAAAGTAGTTACAGATATTTCACCTGCAACAGTTACTAATCCATCTGCTACAGTTATTAAATCAGTGTCGTCTGTGTGGCCTATAGTTGTTCCGTTAATTAAAACATTATCAATATCTAAAGATCCACCAGTAATTAATCCTGTTGTTGTAATAGTTGATGAACCAGTATCAATAGTTCCAAATCCAGAAGTAATTGAACCAGAATCTAATGCTCCAGTCGTTACAATATTACTACCACCCACTGAATGAGAAGCAAAATAAGTTGAAACGGTATCAACGTTAGTCATACGCATTGTACCACCATCATTGATTAATATACCATCACCACTTGCAACTGCTGTAGTGCCTCTTGAAGTACCACCATCAATTAAGTTAATTTCAGCTGCAGTTGTTGTTATCGCTGTACCTGCAATACTAAGAGCATCTGTTTCTACTGTGCCATCAAAGTATGCATCTTTAAATTCTAAAGCATCTGTACCTAAATCAACAATAGCGTTAGAACCAGGTGTTAAAGCACCATCTGTAAGTATTAATTGTTTTTCATTGTCAGCATAAAAATTAATTGTATTTGCTGTTTCAAAATCTACTTTAGTTTGATCATCTTCACCTATTTTAACATCTGTTGCTAAAATAGATGTAATTCCTGTTTGTGCCGCGTCTACGTTTAATGTGTTAGTTGATAAACTTACACCAGTTCCTGCTGTAAAAGCAGTTTTAGACATTGCTATTGCAGCAGAACTATTTACATCTGCATTAACAATAACACCAGATCCAATAGCCGCTGTTCCACTTGTTCCTATGCTTATATCTCCAGATATAGCAACAGGATTAAAATTTGTACCATCACCAATAAGAGCTGCACCACTAGTGTTAGTGCCCATAGTAAGGTCATCACCGGATATTGTAAGATCACCAGTAACTGTTAAGTTACGGCCTATAGTTATATCGTTGTTAGCATCTTCTACGAGTAATTTACTAGCAGGTACTGTACAAAAAACATCTTTTGTTCCTGCAGCAAAATCAACAGCACTGTCACTGTTTGAAGAAGATATAACTGTTGTACGTGTAAGATCAGAACTATCACCGTCTAGTGTTCCTAAACCAACTTCCCATTCATTTGCTGTTTGATGAGCAATGACATAGTAAGTAGTATTAGAATTACCTACGCCTGCTGAAAAAGCTTCAAAACCAGTGACTGCACCGGCAAGAGAAACTGCTCCTGTTCCTGTAGTAGTTGTTGTTTCCTTTACGCGATCATTAATGACTAATGCCATTTATTTCTCCTATGCTAATCTTAATATAGCATCACTTGCGTCGGCTGTAGGAAACTGAATTGTAAACGTTCCGCTTGTTGAAGTCTTATCGCCTCCAAAGTCCAACACACATACTGCTTTATTAGAATTGCTACTGTTATAAATTAATGCTCCACGAGCTGTAATAGTTGCTGATGTAAATGAAGCGTCAGCGAAATCACAAATAGCTGTAGTTCCTGAAGTAGTTGGTGTTACACTTGTTAGATTTCCTCCACCTGCTGTATATGTTCCTGAGTTAGAAACTTCATTGGAACTTGAATAAGCGGTAGTAGAAGCACTTAATGTAGCTGAACTTGTATACAATGCAATTTTAAAAGTGTCACCAGTTGTAGCTGTGAAATCATGTCCTTCAACAAGTATTTCTTGTTTAAAACTGGTGCAGACAGCTTGAGTTATTGCCATGTTTTATCCTCCTGTGGATTTTTGTTCTTGTTGCAAAGGAATTCTTAATTCCCCTTGCATATACTCATCTCTTCGATGCTTTCCAGATTGTTCAATTGCCAAACCTTGAATAGCACGTTGATATGATTGTTCGTATAATTGCAGCATTTCAGCTGGTCCCTTCAAGAATTTGAAGG